TGGAGGTTGAACACTCAGGGGATGTTATTTTCAGAGGTATGAACGTGATTAAACCCAATGATCCAGGTACGTGATTTCGTTCATGATCCAACTTACAAGCAATACATAGCTTTAGAGAAATTAGCCGATTTTGAGTCTAAATACATTCTTTTTGGTGGTGGAGCTGGCGGTGGGAAGTCATGGATCGGTAGTGAATGGCTTTTGGATATGTGCCTTTGTTACCCTGGCGTTCGGTATTTTATGGCAAGGGAAGAGCTAAAAAGCTTAAAAGAGACAACGGTTAAAACCTTTCACAAGGTAGCCAAACACCATAACGTTTTAGATGCTTTCAGATACTATGAACACTATTCTGCAATAAGGTTCTTCAACGGCTCAGAGGTTTCGTTACTTGAGTTAAAATACATTCCTTCGGATACTATGTTTGAGCGGTTCGGATCAACAGAATTCACAGGAGGCCTTATTGAGGAGGCAGGTAAGGTTCATTTTAACGCATTTGATACCCTTAAATCAAGGGTAGGTAGGCATTTGAATGACCAATACAACATTCCAAAGAAGGTTTTAATCACTTGTAACCCAAAAAAGAACTGGCTTTATCATACATTCTATAAACCCTGGAAAGAAAACCGTTTAGAAGACGGGTACATATTTATTCAATCGCTTGTAAGTGAGAACAACAAGATCGATAGCGGTTATTCTGAGTCATTAGATGAAATTAAAGACCCTACTACTAAGAAAAGGTTAAAATACGGGGAATGGGAGTATGAAGATGATCCACTTTCCCTTGTTGACTACGAAAATATCCTTAACATATTCACAAATGAGTATGTAGAGGGCGGAACCAAGTACATCACAGCAGATATTGCCCGTTTTGGTAACGATAAGGTTAAGATAAGGGTTTGGGATGGACTTAGAGTGATTGAAAAGGTTACAAGGGAGAAGTTAAAGGTAACCGAAAGCGCTGCTTTGATTAAACAACTGGCGAATAAGCACAGAATACCTATGTCAAACGTCATTGTGGATGAGGATGGCGTAGGCGGTGGAGTAGTTGATATACTTAATTGTAAGGGATTTGTGGCCAACTCAAGCCCTCTGCATGGTGGCAACTTTGATATGCTTAAAAGCCAATGCGGATACCGATTATCGGAGCTTATTAATCAAAATTTGATCTATGAAAACGAACCTAGCCCAGCACAACGCGAGCAAATCATAGAGGAATTGGAACAATTAAAGAAGAAAAGTGAATCTGAAGATAAGAAACTAGCCATTATGCCAAAGGATATAATTAAAGATTTGATAGGTAGAAGTCCTGATGACTTGGATACTTTTATAATGCGTGCATGGTGGGAGCTTAAGCCAAAGAAGGTAACAGGGTTAAATATTTCGTTCCATCGATGATTTATTATCGTGTAGTTGAAATTTGTAAGGCTTATGATTCCTTTTTTGGTGAAGGTAAGGGATGGATCTATTGCTCCAATGGCTTTTTAGACTACAAAACCGCCATTGAATATGCGATCAATCGCGATAGGCAATTTCCGTGGAATAAGACATGGGTTGAAGCTGATTCAATGACTGACACCGAATTTAATTCTGTTCCTGGCTATTGGTGGCACGAAAATTCCCCGATTAACATTTATTGATACCAAATAATATTCTGTGATAACCTTTAAAATCAACAAAGAGAAGTTTAAACTCCCGACCTCGTGGTCGGACGTTACCTATCAACAGTATGTAGCCTTATTAACTCTTCCTGATTCCTTACTACATCAGATCAACCTGTTCACTAAAATAGGACTAGACATCCTGTTCACTGCGGAACTGCGGAACCTTGAAAGCATATCACAGGCCTTGTCATTCTTAAACATTGCGCCTAAAGTTGTAGAAGATAAACCCACCCGTATGGTAGGTGCATACACTTTGCCAAAAGATTGCACCATTGAGTCATTAGCGCAATTCGAAGACTTGAGAGGACTACTTAACAAACGTCCACCGGATTTATCAACGGTAGATAACCGGGTACAATTTGCTGAACTGTGTTTAGAAGCGTGTGCCATTTACATTCAGAAACTAAAGGATGGGAAGTATGATTCCTTGAGGGTACCACAGGTAAAGGACGATTTAAGAGAAGAGAGTTGTATTGAAGTCATCCAGTCGGGTGGTTTTTTTTTAGCCAAGCCACTACATACATCAATGAATATGCGGCTTCGCTACCAGAAAGTAATGCAACGGCTGAAGAGGTTGCTGCAGGACTTACCAGGTTATCAGAAGTCTTTGGATTTTCTGCAACACTCTTCGAAGCAGGGGAAAGGATGAGCGTCAACCCGCAACACTTTATGGAGTGGAGTGCTAGGGAGTTCTGGCACATGATACGTTATCACGCATGGAAGATGGACGCTACAAGGGAATATTCTAAAATAATGGCTGAAAAGAAATGAAAAAGAAATATCTAAAGTACCATCCATCAACATTACCAATTGTAGATATTAATATGCCAGGACTTGAAGTAAAAAAATTAGAGCTTGAGGTAGAGGAGTTACGAAAAAAAAGCCTTAAACTCTCTAAATCAATGAACAAGTATAAATAATTAACTGAAATTTTGCATATTTGATACCGATGTCACATCAATCGGTAAGATTCCTTTTACGAGACGTTTCAAACTCCTTAGCAGATAATATCGAATTCAAAGGCGGTAGGGAGACAGAATTTAACAATCTCATAGCCAATAAGTCAAATAAAACGCACTACCGCTGGCTTTTACCATTGTCCGCTACGCGCTCACCGCTAAACAATCAAACCAGAACTAAAACCTGGGCTGTTGCTATTTTATTCATGCAACAGGACGCCTTCGACGCCAGCGCGGAACAGACTAATATTATCCATGATGCCACTGATTTAGCTGTTGACAAGTTTATTCAAAGGTTAGACGACTGGTCGATGACTGAACAGGACAACGTCGGTGATGTAACTATAGAAAACATTCGGCAGGATCCATTTTACAAAGATCAGGCTGGTGTCTACTCCGGTTGGTTAGTTCGGTTTAATCTGATTACTCCTGATGCATTCGAATACTGCACTCCCGACAACATAGCCATTTACGACAATGGATTTAATTGAGATTCTTAACGAGCAGGGCATTGAGTTAGTCAACGGAATACGGGCTAATCTAGGATCCACAGGGACAACAGCGACAGGAAAGACATCACAAAGTTTAAGATTTGAAATCAGCCAGGAAGGCACGAAGACCAGGTTAAAACTATTCGGACGTCCTTTTTTTATGACCGTTGAAACCGGGCGAAAGGCTACACCAAATAAGAAACCTTCACGGGAGTTTATTGAGAACCTAAAGCCGTGGGCTGAAGCAAGGGGGATTCCTGAGGGCGCTGTTTGGGCTATAGCTACTAAAATTAACAAATTAGGAACAAACTTGTGGAGGGCAGGAGGAAGGGAGGATATAGTTGAACCTCCGGTTGATAATTTTATAAACAACGTAGGGCAAGCTCTACTCGACTCGAAAGCGGATGATTTAGTAATGAAAATAAAAGATGGTATCAGTAGTTAAAACACCACAAGGACACAAGATAATAGATCAGGCTATTGACGCTTTCATTGGTGACGCTTCAGGTGACGCTGTTGTAGTTTTCGACTATCATTCACTGACTACAGGAGATTACATTTACGTTACTTCAGACATTGACGAGTACAACGGCTTTTGGTATGTCGAAGTGGCCAGCTACAGGGAGTTTCAACTAAAAGAACACGCTGACGCTGACTTAGTAGAATACTACCAGGATGCTGACATAGAATATTATAGGACGCAACCACATGACTGGAGTTCAATATTCCTTCCAATAGTTTACAAGATCACAAATAACCGTTGGCCGTTAAATACAGCAGATACCGCGAGAACGGTTTCAAGTCAGGCCGATGATAATGGCTTCACAGAACTAACACTTTCGGGTGATCTTAAAGCTGAAGGAGCCAATATGCTTGAATTCATAAAGATCACAGGGACCACGGATGCAGACCTAAATAACATTTGGCAGATAGTAGAAATTGTCTCTCCTTCGGTGGTGGTTATTAATTTGCCATACTCAGTATTAAATTCGTTTTCCGGGGCACTTGTTCAATACTACTACAACAACTACCAGGTAAGGGTTAAAGTGTGGGCAGGACTTAACGCTTTACATCCGTGGGCAGATAAGAAACCTTACGAGGAGATGGCTGAACTGTCACTTACCCCGGATGAGAATAATGAGGTGATGTTTTCCATCAGTGACTACATTAAAAGTAAGGTACAGGTAAAAAAC